TCTTTTTCTTGGAGCTTCATTTCTTTTTGTAATTCTGCAGCTTTTTCCACTTGGACTCTCACTCCTCGTTGACGCATCTTTATTAATATCGGAAGCAGTTGCTGCTCCATTTCCCATACAGTAGTTAAACTTTGCGAAGCTATTTCGTGTTTAAATCTTTGCCATAATTTTAAAGTAAGTTCTGCATCTTGCTCTGCATAGTAACCTACATGTTCTGCTGGTAACTTCCACATCTCTGCTTTAGGATCTATACCATGAGCTGCTGCCGCTTCTCTTAATTCTGTTTCTGCTTTTATCTCATTTAAAAAATCTACTGACAATGCATTTAAAGAATATGAAAATCTATTCTCATCTATCAAAGCAGCTGCAATCATTGTATCAACTATAGATCCGTTGACCGTGATACCAGATGCTTCTAGCCAACCTACATCATACTGAGCATTATGAAATATTTTAGTATTAGGTAAAGCACACACATCTTTCATATATTTCTTTACTTGTTCAGGTATCATGTTGCCACCACCTAAATGTCCAAATGGAAAATAACCTTTCCATCCTTCGACTGCTACTGCAAATCCTACAATCTCACCCTTACCTAAAGCCCAACCAGCTCCGAGTCTTTCATTTATACCATCGTCTCTAGTTTCTAAATCAATAGCTATTTCTTTATAAGCAGATAAATCTTTGTACTCACTAGGTGTATTCCACATTGATTTTTTAAAAGTCAAAGTTAATTGTAATCCGTTACTCATTTACTATTTCCTTTCAACACTGTTCTTACTATTGTTGTTGCTGGGTTTAGATCGAAGTCTTTTGTGCACCCTGTTAACAAACTGATCAACAGCACAAATACCACAATAATAAATTTTGTCTTCAATAATGACTGCATCTTTTTCACACTTTGAACATTTAATTTTTGGTTTTGCGTTCATCTTTATGATCTTTTAAGTGTTTAATCTCTAAGTCACAATAATGTTTGATTTTTTCTAAATCTTCTATTGGCTTACCTTTAAGTAAATATCTACTTACATATTTTATTATGTTTGCTTGTAATGGGTTGAGATTATTTTTTCTAATATAAGTCCAAGGTTGAATAACAAATTTTTTATAATGTGATCCTCCAACTTGTTTGTCATCTGGAAAAGTTTCATCAAAGATATTTTTATTTGTCATTTTTCTCCTGTATATAAATTAAATAATCTTGTCCAATTGGATAGTTAAACTTATAGTCAGATCTCAGTAAATGTAAAGTTTTTCTTGCTCTAGTTGCACCAGTATACCAAACCTTTCTTTCATCACTTTTTTCTTTTTTATTTTTATTTCTGTAATCAGATGGATAATTCCCTTTACCATACAATACAACATGATTAGCTTCTCCACCTTTAACACTATGAATTGTATCAATAGTTATTAAAGGATCTTTATCTAATTCTTTTTGTCCATATCTTCTAAGTAATCTTATAAAATGTCTTACTTGTCTTGGTTTAAAATTTCTTCTTAATATCCAATACCAAGGTTTATCTTTTTGATTATCTTCTAATGTAAGACCACACCATTCTTTTAATGTTTGAAAATCATAATCTCTTAGATCAGGTTCTGCTCTCCAAAATTTATCTAATCTATAATTAGGGTCTTCCAACTCTCTAATATATTTATACATGTTTCTTGCTGCTTTTTTATCTATCTTTTTATTTTTAGTAATTGCAGTCCATGCTTTGATAGCTTCCCATTGTTTCTGGTCAAAACATTTTGTACCTTTGTTATCTTTGTAATAAAGACCTGCATCTTTGGCTAACATTCTAAGTTCATTTACTGTTTCATTGATACGTCCTAATATGTACCAATCTTCATTAAATTTTTCAAAAGGTATCTCTTTAAATGATAAATATGCTTTAACAAATCCTTTTGTTCCACCAGGTAAATACTCCTTCTCTTCACTATCACTAATACCTCTTCTAATTACTTGTGAGAATCTATGTATGGCTTCACCAAATCTCTGTGTTCTTCTTAATTTAACTTTACGACCAGGAAAGAATTGAGTAAAATATTTTGGGTCAGCCCCATTCCATTTGTATATAGCTTGATCATCATCTCCTGCTAAATAAATTCTTTTTACTTTAGAAGCCATCTTGTAGATCACCGACCATTGAAGAGGTGTGCAATCTTGAGCTTCATCTAATATTAAAACTTTAAGTGAAGGAAAGTCTACTTCTTTTATTGCTCTTTCAATCATGTCATCAAAATCTATAAATGATCTCTCTCCTCCACCTACTTTATAATGTTCGTAAGTACTTATCTTTCTTAAAAAAACTGTAAGCGAATCTCTTTTATAAGCTTCTTGTTTATAAGCTTCCTCTGGAGCTATTAATAAATTTCTAGCTTTACTATAAACACCTAATGACCAATCCTTATACATAAAGTTGTCATCAGCTAATCTTTTATCACTTGATTTTATAACTTTGGTTTGAAGTGCAAAATCAATTGTACAATCTTTAGGATCAAATACTTCTTCTGGAAAATACCTTCTGCAATACGTATGTAATGTTTTAAATCTAGAAAAATCTTCAGTACTATAATTTGGAAAAGATTCCATAGCTCTTTTTATTGCAGTGTTGACTGCTTTATTAGTGAAGGACAGATAAGCAATTTCTTGTGGCCTTATACCTTTTCTTAAATAACTTTTTAAAACCTTCTCTATTAATGTGTATGTTTTGCCCGTACCGGGGGGACCAAAAATCTTTATTGTTTTGTGATAAAGTTCTTTTAATATTTTAAGTTCTAAACTTTCCTGTGTGGAATTCTTCATCCATCTCCGATATTGTTTTCTTTTGTTTAGGTTTATCTGATTTTTTATAATCTACAAATTTAGGCATTTCTACAGACCATACATTTTTTACACCTTCATGATAATCTATTCTTTCACAACCTAATAAATGCATAGCCTCTGCTGCACTTTTAAATGTTTTATCATTACCTAAAAACTTTTCAAAAGTAATTTTTTTAAAGTAACACACATTTGTTTTAGAATCTAAGACCACATAGTTATCTTGTAGCTTATCAAAATCATCTTCCTCAATATGACTTTCAAAGAATTTTTTGAGAAAATTGTATTTCTCTTCTCCTAGTGTATCTTCAAATTTCATCTTCTCATTCTCTACTGCTTTCTTAACAATAGTTGATATAAGCATTTCAAAAGGAGATGGACCACTTCTAGGTCTTGGTAAAGTGACCCAATAAATTCCATATCTTAAAAGTTTTACTCTAAATGATTTTTCATCTTTCATATCTTCTGGAGCAATAACTATTTTTTCTCCTTGAAAAACAAAAGAATATTCAATTGATTTTGTACTCCTGATAAATTCTATTTCTTCAAAGTCATCTATTAAATCTGGTACTTGTGAACCAATACCTAGCTTTCTAAACTTACATAAATCTTTGTTACATATTGGAGTGATAGCACCAAGCTTTGGTGGACATTTATAATTATAATCTTTTTTAATTACAGATTTTGCTACAGAGTTATCTATCTCTCTAGGATCCATAGGTGTTACAAATATTTCTTGGTTTCTTTTTTGAAGTATTGTTCTCATTTCTTCAATTGTAATTTTGCCATCAGATTTCTTCATTTCAAGAACACCGACATTGTAAAGTAGATCATTACGATGGTTACCAGACCATTTATCCATAATCATTTTTTGAACACAAGGCGGATAGTGTTTCCAATCCTCTTCAGGTTCGTATTCTTTTACTTTTATATTTTGTAATTTATCTAGGGATAAAGTTTTATTTCTAATTATTTCGATAAATGTTCCAATCATAACTGGAGTATTTGATTCATTATATGCAAACTCAGTAGTAGCATTCATATTAAAGTAAGGCATATTCATACACTTATTCATAGGAAATACTTCTAATGCTTGAAAGAAATTTTTATTCCATTCGTTTAACTTTTTTAAAACATCTTTTACTGGATACCAATTATCCAAAAACAAAAACAAATGAAGCCCACCTGATTTTGATCTTACTGGCACTAATGGTAATTGATTGTCTCTAAGAATATCTATAACTTTTTTTTGTGAATAATCTTTGTAACTTTGTGGGTCGATATCAATACATCCCCTCTTACACATATCATCCTTTTCAGGTTTGATACCTATTCGTTTCGTACCTTCTAAATGTTCCTTCCATATTTTAAGAGTTACTGGTTCGTGGATCGTGAGTGTTTGACCTACTGTCTTGCCCCGTTCATCTACCTCTCCAGTAAGAGAGGTAGTGATGAACAGTTCAGAATTTCCCTCAAATATTTTTAAGAGTTGCTCCTCCATAAAAAATATTAAAACGGAACACCAGTTCTTGCTTCGCTGCTATTATTTCCTTGAGACTGATTATCTTGAGTAAAATCTACTTTACCAAAAATATCACTCTTCATAGCACTCTGGTAAAAGGCTTGAGTTGTCTCTAACACTTTTAAGTTTTCTTGAGTATTAAGAAATTTATCAAACTCAACAACCCATCCATACCAAGAGTTTTGTGAATTAGACTCTTTAGTCGTGCTTAACTTATAAGCCGTTGACCATGATGGTGGATTAAACATACCATTCTTACCTTGTGCTCTTCTAGACATGATCATAGAATTCCATGTCTTAGATTTTTTCTTTTGAGTAGATTTCATAGTAATCAAAGCTTGTTCTATTGGATTGTAGTTTGCATCCAAAATATAAACAAAGTGATTACCAGTGTCTTCAACATAGTTTCCGTTTTCTAATCGGTCTTTGTTGTCGGCACCTCTAGTGGTTTGAGACATAATAGCTGGATCAGTATGAATACCTACTGGTCTTCCTGGACTATCCCCTTTGTCTTTCCACTCATTAAAAGTATTAATGTAAAGACAAGGCACTACTATTAATCCTTGTTTACCTTTCCAAACCGTACCAGATGTTTCACTCCATATGTCTCCTTGCTTTGCAGTCTCAACATACTTTCCATCAGTCTCATCTAAGACTGGAGAGTTAGCATAAAGTATTTTTAGGATTGGTAGTTTTTGATCACGAGCTGTCACATACTCTTGACCCTGACCCGCCATCTGCTCTAAATTAATAGCAGCTGGAAGGTTATCTTTTTTTGTCGTCATCGCTTTTTTTTCGATCATGATTGTTCCTTCGTGGTTATTTTAGTTTTATTTGCAACATAAGTTCCAAACAGTTCAGCAGGTACATCTTTACCAAGATCCTGAATTTGTTCTCTAACAAATCCTCTTAGACTACTTGGATGAACAGAAGTTTTTTGCTTCACTGGTAGACCTTTTGCTTTCAGCTCTTCTATAATTGATTTAGCTTCATTGTCTTGCTTCATTCCAAATTCCA